CATACAAGGAAGATGAGAGACCAGCAAAGTATGACGCTATCTTCAAGTATATGAACGATGAAGCGATTACAATTCCTCTATACTATCCAAACAGATCGACAACATACAATACAAGACTAGGAGAGCTAAAGCTAGCTCCAACAACGTATCAGGATGTAATTTGGAACACAATCAAAATTAAGTAGTTTTAAACAATGGAGAAAATCTCCAAACAAGGGGTAAGACAAGATAATATAAATACATAAGGTGCTTGTATAATTCACTGTAGCTATTGGAAATCAATGGCTACAGTGAATTTGTGCTTTATAATCCGGCGTGCTTTGTAGACCTTTAACATCAATGTTAGAGTTGAAAGAAGCCTTCTATCGTGGTATTATATGTAAGCAATATGTCTCAGTAGCTCAGTGGATAGAGCGTCGGTTTCCTAAACCGTGCGTCGGGTGTTCGAATCGCCTCTGGGACACCAAAGCATAAAAGCCTTGATTTAGCTCATTTTTAAAGCATTTCAAGGCTTTTTTATTTATTTTTTTTAGCTATTTTCGTACAGTATTATTGCCTTGTATTGACTTATATTGACCTATTCTTGGCAACACCCTAAGCCACACCCTAGTAAAAAGCTACCATAAAATTATGGTAGCATAGAATCGTTATTTGACGATGTATTAGGATGTAGAATCTTTGCTACATCAAGCACATCATTATCATCAAGATTAGTGTATATATTTGCTGTTAGGGTTATGTCAGAATGACCCATCAGCTTTTGAGCCATGCGGATGTCAATTCCTTTTCGTGCTAGGTTTGTGCAATATGTGTGCCTAAGGCAATAAGGCACGAGATCGGGAGCGACTGGGTAAGGAGGTAACAGCTCATTGCGATACATCTTGCATCCCATCGCAATATTTAACTGTCTTTTGAATGATTTCCATAGTCTATTCCTATTATCTAGTGTGATTTTACCTTTAGAACCATAGCAAGCTACATACTCAAAGGGTGGTGTATCTTTGATTAGATCGTACAGGCTCGGAGGAATCGGAACAACCCTATCGGCATTAACTGTTTTGGTACCACGGATATGTAATAGTGGAATACCGTCTTTTAACATGATATCCATACCCTTTACCTCTGCAGACTCCGACGGACGACACCCACAATCTAGCATTAGGAGGAATAAATAGAACCGCCTATCGGTTTTCGCTACTTCTCTGATATATCTATCCTCTTTCTCTGTAATCGCTCTACGATGCAATTTTGTGCCTTGTGGCTTAACTATATACTTTGCTGGATTGTCGGCAATCAGATGATTTTCTACAGCCTTTGAAAAGATAAAATTTAAGGCCTGGTATACCTCATCAATTTGTCTCTTCGATTTTCCTATCTGCATATTGAGGACATTTTGACAGTGAAGAGGCTTAACGGATTTTAACTGCATACTTCCTATGTGATCTAGTACACACGACTTTATTCTAGATATATACTTCTGACGAGTCAAATCGCTCTGTCTTGTCTTATAAGTCTCGATTGCTTGCATTGTCCAAGCACTAACTAAAGTCGTGCCAGCGAGGGTGATTTTGCCCTCCTCGATGTCACGAACCTTGTTTGCATACTTCTGAATCAGCTGAAACTCTGTGTCAGCTCTTACGACATACCGAACTCCATCTATTCTAAAATATTTTTCATATTTATATTTCTTAGGCATGGCAACCTCCTTGATTTTGGGCACAAAAATACCCCTCTATTTGACATTAAGGAGCTGTAATGCTACAATTTGAGTGCGAATCGGTTGTATATTACAGCCTTATGCATTGCCCTCGGTTTCGGTCGGGGGCTTTGTTATTTTCTTTTAGACCTAAGATAAGCCTTGAATTTTTCAATCTCTTTTAATTCCTCTGTAGTCCAATTATCTTCATCGGACACAAGCTGTTCGATTGTAACGCCTAGAATCTCAGCAACCCTTTTGGCATTGTATATAGATGGACTGGCTGTGCCATCCTCCCACTTCTGAATTGTTGTAAATGATTTATATCCAAGATTTTCAGCTAGAGTCCTTTGAGATACTCCTTTTAATCTTCTATAGTATCTAATTTTATCTTTAAACATTGCTAGACACTCATTTAAAACATTGAAATCGTTGAGTGAAACACTCCGATACACTCGCCTATTACAGTCATCCCCTCAGCATCGGTTACAATCGGCTCATAGTCTGCGTTGCATGGGTTGAGTATGATTGTGTCCTCTTGCCAAAATACCTTTTTGAGAACAGCCTCGCAATCAGAGTTTATTCTTACGGCATAAATTTTGCCATTCGTATAGTCATAAGTCTTTTTGATAAAAGCTAGATCACCGTTAAATATTCCAGCATCAATCATGCTATCACCACGGACACGCACGCAAAAATCTGCTTTTACTGAGCTATCTATGAAAAAGTGTCCTTCGAAGTTCTCTTCACACCAGGTCCCTTCGCCAGCACAAATGTCGCCTAGAATTGGAATAGGGCGAGAAGCTGGCGTCAATAGGTTTGTTATACCTGTAACATCGGGTTCGCTTGAGTGGTCGTTCATAAGGTCAGACCTGTTTATATGAAAAAATTTGCATAGCTTGTCTATTTTATCCATTCTAGGCATCTTTACGCCCTTGCACCAATTCGATATTGTCGTTTGGCTGACTCCCATGTATTCGGCTAACTCTAATTGCGTTGTACCACGCTTCTCCATTAATCTGTTAAGATTTTCAGAGATAATTCTATTTATTTCTGTTTCTGACACTTCCTCATCTCCTTTAATATGTTGTAATCGCATTTTAAAACATAATGTTATAAAACACAATACTTTTTTATAAAAAATATAACTTTTAGTATTGACTATAACTTTAAGTTATGATAATATGGCCTTGTAGCAAAGCATAAGATGGGAGGTGAAAACATGAAAAAAGAGATAAAGATAAGCCTTGCTGCTGCGAGAGTTAACGCAGGACTAACACAATCAGACATAGCCCGCGAAATGCATATTAACAAATCAACAGTTGTCAATTGGGAAAAGGGTAGAATAACGCCTAAGCCTGCTCAATTTGAAAAGTTTTGTGCACTATGTAGGATTGACAAGGATTATATTTTTTTGCAATAGATATAACTTAAAGTTATTAAACCATCACACCAGCGAGAAAGGAGGAAAGAATGAACAATCGTGATTGGAAAGAAATGCATGTTGCAGGCTTATGTAACGAGATACTTGCTCACATGATAAAAAAGGGTTTGACTTTGCAGGTACTTGACGAAGCTGTATCAAATGTTAAGCGTGCGTTTTACACCGATGCAACATTTAAAAAGGCTGACACGTGCCAGCCTACTAAAAATGATTAGCCATGATGACATTCACGGCAGCACCAGAAACATCCATCAAAACTAAATCCTGGATATTTCGATTTTGCTTCACTGATAGCTTCAGTGCAAGAAGAACAATAGCCTATAAGTGTTCTGTTCGATGGGGTAGGCATATATTTACAATCTTCTGCATGGACTTCGTGAAAGCCGTTAACATCAATCGAATCGTTAAAATAATAGAACTTCATTATAATCGCCTCCTTTCGAGGAGATTATAACACGAAAGGAGTCGCCTATATGACCAAAACACAAATCAAAAGAGACTTGCTACAAGGCAATGACGGAGCAATTCTAATCAGCATTAGCAAAGTGGCAGAGCTCACAAAGATGGGCCGAGATAGGGCAAGAGATATGCTAAAAGACTTGCAATACGACCCACGAGGAAACGCAAAAATGTACTATGTGGACGAAGTCGCAGAAGTCTTCGCAGAAAGGAGGACACTATGAAGATTAAATCAATAATACCACCGACACTATTTATAAGTACAGTAATCGCTCTGAACGGCCTAGCAACGGCAATAGACAGCCCGGAAGTCTATACAAAGCCTTTGCCCGATCCTGTACCGGTCGCACAACTTGAAACAAACAATCACATAGACAAGATAGCCAAAAGGTATGGATTAAATCCGGACATTGTAAAAGCACTAATTGAAGAGGAGAGCGGATGGGTTGCATCAGCTGAAGGAGATAACGGAAACTCAATAGGGCTAATGCAAATCCAGGAGCGTTGGCACAAGGAAAGACTTACAAGGCTCGGCATAACAAATCTGTATGATCCAGAACAAAACGTAACAGTAGGCTGCGACATATTGTCTGAGCTACTAAACAAGTACGGAAACTACGAGGACGCACTGAGCGTATACAATTCGGGCAATACCGAGGACGGCAAAGCATACGCGGAAAGGATACTAAGGAAGTGATGGACAAAATGTATATCGAATATCTCAAAGAAAAAGACCGCAAGGCAAGGGAACGACTAGAGGGATACATCAACACTTTTATTTCTCTTGATGAATCGAGAGAGGTTCTAAGAGTGAAACACGAAGAAATCGGTGACCGAGTTATCCTTGTGATCTATGACAGAAATAACCAAGTTTTAGACAAAATCAATGTAACAGGAAATAGCATACACGCCACCATGACAGAGTTTTATCGCTACATGGCAAAGGGTGAGCAGTGCTTTGGACTTTGCAAAAGACAAAGGAGCAAGACATGTTAGACACAAAAAAAGACACTCCGAAGAGTGCCACAAACCAAAAACATCATATCATAGAAAATCGCTTGTTGTCAATTCTAACCGATAAGCCAGCCTCTAAAAGCTACTTAATCAGTATGGTGGGCGAAAACGAACGAACAATAAGGAAGTGCATCCACAATCTTCGCAAGCAAGGGCATCCGATATGCTCTTCGGCAAGTAGTCGAGGCTATTGGCTAGGAACAAAGGCAGATGTGACAGCCACAGCAAATGAAATGCGTTCGAGAGCCTACGAACTACTCAGGACAGCGAACACGATGGACCGAATGGATCCTAATCAGATAGGAATTGAGGAGGTACAGAGTGAGTGCTAAGATGCTGACCTTTGATAGTCGAGAAGACTGGCTCAAGGGTCGAACGAGAATCGGTGGCTCAGACGCAGCTGCGATTCTAGGACTTAACCCTTACACCGACAATCAAAAACTATGGGCGATTAAGACTGGCAAAGTAAAGGCTGAGGACATTTCAGACAAACCTTATGTCATGTACGGAACTAATGCAGAGGCACCACTAAGAGAACTCTTCGCACTTGACTTCCCAGAGTTCCAAGTCGGATACAAAGAAAACAACCTCTTTGTGAACGACAAACACCCATATGCACACGCAAGCCTTGACGGATGGCTAAAAGATCAAGACGGAAAAATGGGCGTACTGGAAATCAAAACAACCGAAATACTCAAGTCGATGCAGAAAGAGAAGTGGAAGGACAAGGTACCGGATAACTACTATATCCAGCTCATTCATAACATGATGGTCACTGAGTTCGACTTCGCAATACTAAAAGCTCAGCTCAAATACAGTTACAACAATGATGTCTTTTTACACACAAGACACTATCGAATAGATCGAGACGATGTGCTGGAAGATATAGAGCTACTCAGCTCAAAAGAATCGGAATTTTGGAAGTACATAAAGAGCGGCACAAGACCACCTCTAGTACTACCACAGATATAAGCCACAAACCAATTTATTCAATTAATCAAATCAAAAGGAGAACAAAACAATGGAATTAAGAATCAACACATGGAAATCACCAGAAGTCATCGACTTTAACTTTGAGGAGCTCAAAGAGGAAATCACAAACAAGTCGGCACTGTACAAGAACATGGTGTACACCGACGAAACAATCAAAGATGCAAATTCTGACAGAGCACTGCTCAACAAATTTAAGACAGCACTTGAGGACAAGCGAAAAGAGGTGAAAAAACAGTGCCTAGAGCCGTATAACCAGTTCGAGAAACAAATCAAGGAGCTTGTCGCAATCATCGACGAACCGGTCAAGCTAATTGGTGATCAGATAACAGAATTTGAGGACAGAGAGAAAGCCGAAAAGCACGAGCAGATCATAGAGCTATTTAACAAAGCTGGCTTTCAGTCATTCGTCACACTTGAGCAGATATATGACCCTAAGTGGCTCAACAAGTCCGTTAGCCTCAAGTCAATCGAGGAGGAGCTGACAAACACTGTATATCGAATCGGACACGATGTAACAACAATTAACTCACTAAAAGAGTACAGCTTTGAGGCACTTGAGCACTACAAGAAGACACTTGACCTTGCTAGTGCAATCGCTGAGGGTCAGAGACTTGCAGACATTCAGAAACGCAAGCTAGAGCACGAGGCAGAACTTAAGGCTAGAGAGGAGCTAGCGAAAAAACAAGCTGAGGAAAGAGCAAAGGCAGAGGCCGAGGCGAATCTACATGAAGAACTTGAAGAGGTTTCTCAGGAAGAACCACAGCAAGCAGTCGAAATCAAAAGACAGTGGATTAAGTTTGTTGCTTTGTTATCCAAAGACGATGCACTAGCACTCAAAGAGTTTTGCGACAACCGAGGTATCGAGATCAAGTCAATAAAGTAGGTGGCGAAATGATTGAATATAACCAAGTCAAAATCGGACAGAGAATCAAGCAATTGCGAAAAGCAATGAGAATGTCACAGCAAGCACTGGCAAGAGCTTGCCGCCTATCACAGACAACTGTGTGCAATATCGAAAACGGAAACACATTCCCAAACATCACAACACTACTAGAGCTATCGAATTTCTTCAATCGCAAAGTGTCTTACTTGCTTTGTGAGGACGATAGCGAAACAGTTACATCAAATTCAATGAGTTTATAAAACAAAGGAGAACATACAAATGGCAGTACAGAATAGTTTATCAAAGCAGAATAGCAGACTAGGAATCGGAGCTTATCTATCACAGGACGCAGTAAGGAAGAAGATTAACGAGGTAATCGGTGGCGAAAATGGACAGCGACTAATCACTGCGATCGTATCAGCAACCACTCAGAATAAAGACCTACAGGCTTGCACAAATCAGTCGATACTCAGTGCTGCACTTGTCGGAGAGAGCCTCAAGCTATCACCATCACCACAGCTAGGACAATATTACCTTGTGCCGTTTAAGAACAACAAGACACGCACTACAGAGGCACAGTTCCAGCTAGGATACAAAGGATATATACAGCTAGCTCTTCGCAGTGGCTACTATAAGAAACTCAATGTCATGGCAATCAAAGAGGGCGAGCTTGTTAGCTTTAACCCACTTGAAGAGGACATCGAAGTTAACCTCATTCAGGACGAAAGACAGAGGGAAGAGGCAAGAACGACAGGCTACTATGCAATGTTTGAGTACCTCAACGGCTTTAGAAAGGCTATGTATTGGAGCCGTGAGAAGATGGAGTCACACGCACTTAAGTATTCAAGAGGCTATCAAGCTAAAAAAGGTTTTACATTCTGGGAAAAGGACTTTGACGGAATGGCATATAAGACAATGCTCAGGCAGTTAATCAGCAAATGGGGAATCATGAGCATCGAAATGCAGACAGCTTTTGACAACGACATGGCAGTTATCCACGAGGATGGCACAAAGAACTATGTTGAAAGTGATGACAGCTACTTCAATAACCAAGCTGAAGTCGTAGAGGTAGAGGCTGATGAGGTAGTCGAGGAAGGACCAGCTCCAGCACTAGAACCAATCGAAGTACCAACAGAAGACAGCGACATTGCTGACACCCTCTTCAACTAGTAAAGAAAGCGAGGAAAGACAATGAATAATGTGATACTAATCGGCAGACTCACAAGAGACCCAGAGCTAAGATATACCACATCACAGATGGCAGTCGCAACATTTACACTTGCGATAGACAGACCGACAAAGGCTGATAAAGAAAAAGAAACCGACTTCCCGAGGATAAAAGCCTTTGGGAAGACGGCAGAAAACTGCGAGAAGTACCTTGCTAAAGGAAGAATGGTAGCAGTACAGGGTAGCATACAAACTGGTAGCTATGAGGACAAAGACGGAAAGCGAGTGTACACCACTGATGTGCTAGCTAATCGTGTTGAGTTCCTAGAGTGGGGAGATAGACCACAGAGCAACGGACCAGCAAATAGTGGAGCACAGACAAATAGCTTTAGTGCTGATGATGTTCCAGACAACTTCCAAGCATTAGACGAGGATGTGCCATTCTAGGCATTTAGTAAGGACGCAATATGATAGTTTTCGAAATGTGGGGAAAGCCACAAGGAAAAGCTAGAGCGAGAACGTTCTACAACCATCGTCTAGGGCGTTCTCAGAGCGTCACACCGACAAATACAGTGCTTTATGAGAATTACATCAAAGAGTGCTATAAGGCGACTGAAAGTAGCGAATTTTGGTTCGATAAGGAGCCGTTAGCGATGAAAATCGTGGCACTCTTTGAAATTCCTAAGAGCTTTACGAAAAAGCAAAGGGCAGACATAGAAAACGGACTACTTTATCCGACGAAAAAGCCTGATGCTGACAACATCGCAAAAGTCGTGTGTGATGCACTGAATGAAGTCGCCTACAAAGACGATACGCAAATCATTGATTTGCACATACTGAAATTTTACACAAAAGATAGACCAAAAGTGATTGTCGAGATTAAGAGATATGAGCAAAATGAACAACAAGCTGAATGGCTACATAAAACTTCATAGAAAATTAGTCGATTGGGAATGGTACACGGACGTCAATGTCAAAGTGGTATTTCTGCACTTGTTATTGACAGCTAGCTTTAGAGAAACCAGCTATCAAGGGATGGAAATTCTTCCAGGGCAAGTGATAGTCGGAACGCATGCATTGGCTGTAAATACAGGCTTATCAAGGCAACAAGTGAGGACTGCGCTGAACAAATTGGCATCAACCAACGAAATAACCATCAAATCAACCAACAAATTTTCGCTTGTAACCATTGAAAATTGGGCGCCATATCAATTCGAAAACGAAACATCAACCAACAAATCAACCAACACTTTAACCAACAATCAACCACATCTTAAGAATGTAAAGAAATATAAAGAAAATATTAATACTAATAAGTGTGTGTATAGTAATAACTTTATTAAGGAGAACGGTCAACGAGAAAACACACACCCATTTGGGGAATTTTCAAACGTATTTCTGACAGACGATGAATATGCAAGGCTGACATCAAAGTACATGCGTGTGGATCAATTAATCGACAAGGTGAGCATATGGCTGACGGAGCACACACGAAAAAATCACTACGCAGCATGTCTTACCTTTGCTAGGAATGATAGCTGGGAGAAACGAAAGGCTGAGCCTAAAAGGGGGAAGTCGGAGGCTAGAGAAAAGCCACTGACTGAAGAGGACAAAAAACGACATCACGAAATGGCAAAAGAGGTTCTAAAGAATCTCAAAAGCATATAGCAATCAAACATAGGTTATACGATATCGCTTTGAGCAAGGTTTTAATCGCTCAGAGCGAGGATAACCTATCAAGCGATAGAATTATCGTTTAAAAATAAAAATCGCTTAAAACGAAAAATAGAGCCTTAAACAATAAGGCAGAAAAAGGAGTACAGAATATGGCTTTAAAAATAACAATAGTTATTTGTGCAACATTGGTTATGCTGGCACTGATAGACAAGAGGGGTGGCAGACGATGAAATACAACAAAGTCGAAATTGGTAAGCGAATAAAAGCAAGGCGAAAAGCACGTAAAATAAGCCAAGAAAGGCTATCTAAGATGGTGGGTATTTCTAGATCAACCCTTATACACATCGAAAAAGGTGACACACTTCCAGAGCTCACACCACTAACAAATATTTGCGAGGTTCTAGGGTGCAGAGTGTCTTACATTCTAGGCGAAGATGAAGAAACTAGGCAGATAAAAAAAGACATTGGAGCATTAAGGATGGCACTAGCACTTCAAAGCGAAGTCCTAAAGGATGAGTCAGAAAAACTTAATCAAATAAAAAAAAGAATCAAAGACCTTGTAAATATGTCACACAAGGCTTTGGAAATGTGTGATGACGCAAGTGATAGGTTGTAGAGGTGTAGCAATGAAGTGCGAGCTATGTGGAAAACGAATCAACGAGTACGGAAAGTACAGTGCAGTAATAGCAGGTAAAGAGCATTATCTCTGTGTTTGGTGCTACAAGAAGACGCAGAGGAATAACGAGATTTTGAAGAATAAAGAGAGGTAAAACAATGATATTAGCATACGGAATTGTAACAGTATTAGCAGTGATAGTCGGAAGTGTTGCTGGACACACATTGACAAGGTATTTTGCAAAACAAAGAGCAAAAAGGCAGTTTGAGAGGTTTCTAACAAAAGTCTTTGAGGAATCGGCAGACGAAATCATAAAAGAAATATCAGAGGAGCGAAAAGGCAACGAGATTTTAAGGGAGAAAAATGAAAAGAAGTGAATTAGAAAACAAATTTAAACCGGGAGAGCTATTTATATATCGAAATGGCGACCGATACGAGATAGGAAAGGTGAAAGGGGTTAAAGACGAAACACACTATTGGTGCTATTACCATGAAGGGAGCACAGCCGCCTCAACACCGGTTGATGTAATGCACAAAATAACAAATGACTTTTGCATAAAAGGAACGACTCTCGGAGGAGAGACAGAAGAGGTGTAACGATGAACGTTTTTAAAAGCAAATTAGACGACTTGCTAGACGAGTTAGAACGCTGTTGTGCAAGTCAGCATTTTGAAGTAGCAAATGACATTAGAGCTAAGATACATAAGCTGGTGGAGAATAATATTCCACAGTGGCACAGACTTAACAAGGAGGAACAGTAATGATACCACAAGCTAGATTAATAAATTACGCAAGCAATTTCCTTGAATCGGAAATTGAGAACATCGAGAAACTGTTAAAGGATGAAGCAGTCAATGATGTAGGCAAGGAGCTATTGAGCAAGCTTTTGAAAGAATACAAGCACGATTTAGAAGTAATTGAAAGGGAGTGTTAGCAATGAAACTAAAAATAGAGTTAAAGCTAGAGGGTAACACAATGATTTCAGGAAGAGTGCTGGAGCAAGATGAAAGTTTGAGGAATAATAATTCTAAACCGATTACTCTAATTCAAAACGATAAATTTAGAATCGTGTCGTCAACGCTCCCACTTTTAGGTTGGGACAAGTTATTTGTCCGAGGAATGTCATATAACGATGATAATCACATTTTTCTTAAGAGTTTTGAAACCATCGAAGAGGCAGAAAGAATTTATAAAACCATCATCGAACTTGTAAATGAGCTAAATGGTGAACTCGGTGGAGTGGTAGACGAGCGAGGAAATATATTATTTACTAGAGGTGACATAATAGGGATATTACATCAACGAACAGGGGATTGGAGTGCATTAGAAACGACCGACGCCGACCAATCAGCAAAGGCTGATAAGGGGAAATTAGAACTATCCCTTGTGAACACTCAGCTTGTTAAAGCAGTAGCCGAGGTTAGAATGTACGGCACAGAGAAGTACGGAGATAGCGAGAATTGGCGAAAGGGAGAGCCGAAAAGGTATGTAGACGCACTGTATCGTCACTTGCTTGCGTACATCGAGGGCAATGAGGTAGATGAGGAGAGCGGACTATCTCACCTAGCACATATGGCTTGCAATCTCAGTTTTCTACTAGACAAGGAATACCTAAAGGAGCATGAATCGGAGGTATAGCGAATGTTAAACCCAGCAGTGAGTAACTTAATCAAAGAGATGAAAAAGGCTTGTCCGTTTTGTGGAGGCTCAGCTCATCTATGGAGATGGGGGAGAAAGTTTGACAAGAGATCACGCCAGTACGCAGTAAAGTGCTACAGATGTATGACCCACTCTGAGCCATCAGAAGACCCAAAACAAGCTGTTATCAATTGGTACAACGAGAATTTTAGTGAGTTTCAAAGGAACGCAAATAAAAGACTGAAAAAGAACGAGGCTCACGAGGACGGAGCTTTGGCAATCATTTACCGCATACTAGAGTCGACATCAGGGGAGTTTAGATTCAAATACCTAAGATATCTCACAACAGACAAAGACGACATGAAATATGAGAGGTTCAAGCAAGACATGGAGAGCTGTGAGAGAAGTTTGATAAGCACGATTGAATTTTGGCAACCAGCAGTAGACGGAAAGTCGGCAGTCGAGAAAGTAAAGGCAGATATAAGAGCAGAGCGAGGTGTACAGCCATGATAGACTACGAATCAGTAAGACAGCTGAAGACACTACGCAGAGCTGCAGAGGGATTGAGATATTCTATAACACACCCACCCTATACGATAGTCACAGACTACTACAAAGATTATCGAACAGGAAAAGGAATACCTAAAGCACTAATTGGCGTTGAGATTGACGAAAAGGTGGTTAGGAAGAGAGAGAGGGAGCTGGAGAACAAGCTAGGAGAGATTGAGCAAGCCATCAAGAGCATAGAGAGCGAAATCGACAAAGTGAAAGACATAGAGCTCAGAGAGATACTAAGGCTATATTGCATCAACGAGGAAACTCACGAGAAAATAGGCGAGATCATGGGACTTGAACGCTCAACAATCTCAAAGCGACTCAGTAGCTTTTGGAAGAGAGACAACAGCTAAAAAGTTTCACAGCATTCACATTTTTAAGGTGATATAGTGTAGTTAGTGAAAAGAGGTATTGGGCGAACTCCTTTTGTAAAATCTTTTATATAATCACTCCACAGAGGGCACTTCTAGTCATAGAGGTGTCCTTTGTGTTTGTCTAATAAAACAAGCTAATTGCTAGAAAGGTGGTGGTGTATTGTGAAGAAAAAAGATAAATTAACTCTTAAACAAAAGAGATTTGCTGATGAATACATCATCAGTGGGAATGCGACACAGTCAGCAATAAAAGCGGGATACAGTAAAAAGACAGCTGGTGTGATAGCGGTTGAAAACTTAGAAAAACCTAACATCAAGGCTTATATAGACGAAAGGCTCAAGGAATTAGACGACAAAGCCATCGCAAAGCAAGAAGAAGTATTGCAGTATCTCACTGCTGTGATGAGAGGTCAGTCAAAGAGTGCCGTTGTCGTAATCGAGGGATTAGGCGAGGGACTGTCTGAGGCAAGGCTCATAAATAAGACTCCAGATGAGAAGGACAGAATTAAGGCAGCAGAGCTACTAGGTAAGCGATATGGTGCTTTTACCGAGAAGGTCGACATAAGCGGTGACATGAGTCTAAGCATTGAGGTGGACTATGGCACAGAAGATACAAATACAAAGCAATAAAGCCTTTAGCGAAGTACATCGCAGTAAAAAGCGATATATAGCACTCAAAGGCTCAGCTGGTAGCGGAAAGAGCGTAGACACAGCACAGCAGTATCTTATAAGACTACTAAAAGACAAGGGTCGCAACCTTGTATGTATTCGTAAGTCTGATGTGACCAATAGAGACAGTACATACGCAGAGCTTACTGGAGCGATATACCGGCTAGGACTTGAAAAGTATTTTGAGTGCAGACTATCACCTCTGCAGATTAGGTGCATTAATGGGAATATGATTATCTTTAGAGGAGTGAACGACGAAAAGCAAAGAGAAAAGCTCAAGTCAATCACATTCCAAAAGGGTAAGCTGACAGATGTATGGATAGAAGAGGCGACGGAATTAACACAATCCGACTTTGAAATCATAGACGATAGACTTCGAGGAAATCTTCCAAAGGGACAATTCTATCAAATCAAGATGACATTCAATCCAGTCAATAAAAATCACTGGATTAAAAAACAATTCTTCGACAGGCAAGACGAGAATACACTCACTTGCCACAGTTCTTACCTTGACAATCGCTTTATAGACGATGCGTACAAGGCGAGAATGCAGAGAAGAAAGGAAGTAGATCCAGACGGCTATCGCATATACGGATTAGGCGATTGGGGAGAAATCGGAGGACTAGTCCTAAAGAATTGGGAAGTCGCTGACATCAGTCAAAATGCAAACGACTACGACGATGTAGCAATCGGTCAAGACTTCGGTTTCAACCACGCAAACGCAATTCTACAGCTTGCAATCAAGGACGACGACATATATATCCTAAAAGAGATATACGTCTACGAGAAGGACACATCGGAGATTATAGACATAGCTGACAAGATGGACCTTGTCGGCAAAATGTGGTGTGACTCAGCTGAGCCGGATAGGATTAAGACCTGGAAGAAAGCTGGCTACAAGGCAGAGGGCGTCACGAAAGAAAAGACCACGGGACAGAAGTACCAAGCGACTCAGATTGACTGGCTAAAAAGACGCAAGATATACATACACCCTTCATGTGTCAACACCATGAGGGAGATAGAGCAATGGAAATGGAAAAGGGATGAGCAGTCGGGGAAATACCTAGACGAGCCAGTTCCTTTTTTTGATGACGCAATGGCAGCACTTCGATATGGAGTCGAGGGCTGGAGAAAGCCGTCAACAGCTAAACTAAAGACATTTAAGGAGGGAATCTAGTAGATATGAAATCGAAAAGACCATATGTGTTACCTTACGCACTTGTATGCAGTGAGCAAGAGATAAGCGAAGGTATCAAAGGCGACTTGATCCAAAAGCAAATCTCAAAGCATAACAACATGTTACAGAGATATACGTACCTTGAGAACATGTACAAAGGTTTTCACGACATATTCAAGGGTCCAGATAAAGAGAACTGGAAACCAGATAACAGACTAGCAGTGAATTTCCCTAGATATATAACGGACACTTTTACAGGATACGGCTATGGAGTGCCTATCAAGGTGACGCATCCAGATGAAAAGGTGAACGATGCTATACAGCTTTTCGGCAGACAGAACGAGATCACTGACCACGAGGCTGAGATGGTAAAGAAGTGCTGTATATATGGACATGCGTTTGAGTTCATGTATCAGAATGAGCAACACGAGACAAAGGTATCGTCAATCTCACCTAAAGAGCTCTTTGTTGTGTATGACGATAAGCTCAGTCAAAGGGCATTATTTGCGGTCAGGTACGGAATATATCCACAATCTAGCGACAAGGCTGGAAAGACCTATGGCGAGGTTTACACAAAGAACTTCATATACACCTTTGAGGACAAGAAGGTATCAGAGGCAGAGGAGAACCCTTACGGCTTTATCCCTTGTGTTGAGTGGAGACTGAACGACGAGCGAATGGGCCTATTTGAGCCTATCACTGGACTTGTCGAGACATATAACGCAACACTAGGCGAAAAGGCTAACGATGTTGATGCGTTCGCTGAGGCATATCTTGCTATATTGGGAGCTGAGCTTGATGATGACGGAGTGAGACATATCCGTGACAATAGAATCATCAATCTTTATGGCACGGACAACGCAAAGGACATTCTTATTCAGTTCTTGCAGAAACCAACGGCAGATGGAACACAAGAGAACCTACTCAACAGACTTGAAACTCTGATATATCAAATCTCTATGGTGGCGAACATTTCAGACGAAAGCTTTGGAAATGCATCGAGCGGAGTATCACTAGCATACAAGCTCCAGGCAATGAGCAATCTTGCACTGACCTTTGACCGAAAGATAGAGAAGAGCTTGAGAAAGCGATACAAAATCTTTTGCAGTCTGGTGACAAATGTAAGTGATCCATCAGCATATCAAGACATCGAGATAAAGACGACTAGAAATATACCAGTCAACACACAGAACGAGGCACAGATTGCATCAACATTGCAAGGTGTCGTATCAAAAGAAACTCAGCTGAGCGTACTGTCAATCGTTCCAGATGTTAGACGAGAGATAGAGAAGATGGAAGAGGAAGAGGAAGAGGCAAGAAAGAAACTATCAGCAGTAGACTTGCTCTTTGCTGACGAAAGCAAGGAGCAGAACTATGACGAGGAGTAAAAGGAAACGCAATCAAAATGCAGTATATTGGCGAGAACGAGAGACCGAGGCGATAAGGCACAGAATCAAGGACGAGCAAAAATATTTCAAAGAGGTGAAACGTGTCTTTGACAATGCGTCTGTCAATATCGACAAGGAAATAAAAGCCTTTTATATGCGATATGCAAGTAAAGAGGGGATTACCCTTGCCGAGGCTAAGAAAAGAGCCTCACAGATGGATATAGAGGCTTTTAGCAACAAGGCAAAGCGATATGTTAAGACTAAAGACTTCTCAGACCAAGCAAACGAGGAGCTGAGGCTCTACAACCTCACCATGAAGGTGAATAGGCTGGAGCTACTTAAGGCAAATATCGGACTAGAGCTGGTAGATGCGTATCAGGACCTAGAGGACATCACACGCAAGGCAATGACCGAGCGAACACGAGAGGAGCTTAAGAGACAGTCGGGAATACTAGGAGAGAGTATCAACGACAGCAGAAAAGCCGTTGAAGACATCATCGGACAATCGTTTTATAATGCTAAGTTCTCCGACAGAATATGGCACAATCAGACCTTGCTCAAGTCACAGCTTGACACTCTGATATCAACAGGACTGATACAAGGGCGAAACCCTAAAGCACTAGCTGGAGAACTTCAAAAGGTATTCGGCACATCAAGATATAACGCAGAGCGACTGCTAATCACTGAGCTGGCAAGAGTGCAGACGAAAGCACAGCAAAACGCATATGAGCAATGTGGATATGAAGAGTATCAGTTCATCACGATAGGAGCTGGTGCTTGTCCTATTTGCAGACATATGGATGGAAGGACATTCAAAATTAGGGACATGATGGTGGGCGAGAATGCTCCGCCACTACATCCTAACTGTAGGTGTAGCACTAGTGCAAGCACAGAAGATAAAGTCCTTAGCAAAAATGTCGAATTGCCACAAGAATTGTTAGAATCTAATCAAATCGATGACACTTTAAAAAAGGGAATTTCTAAAGCACTTGAGAGAATAGAAAAAAATTACAATATTACGATTGATAATATTGAGTTTGCACCTTTTAATAACGAAGGAGCTCCGTTTACATATGTACCTTATTCCCAAGATGGGATATATAAAGCAAAATTGAACATCAATTCGAGTTTTAACTGGAATAAAGATATTGAATCGTTTAATGCAAGGATATATAATAATTATATAAACCACAATCTTGCGTGTAGAAATTTAGATGACTTAATACTTCACGAGGCGGCACATTTTAAAACCTTTGAAGATTGTAAAACATGGAGTGAGTTTCTCCAATTAGAAAAAGAGGTTAGGAAGAAATTCATACCGGGGGTATCAAACTATAACGATGGGAGCTTAGATGGTGCTGAAACAATTGCTGAGGGTGTAGTCGCAATAAAAAATGGAGACAAGGTGTCTCAACAAATTGCAAATTTAGTAAAGGAGTATACAGGATGGTAGTTTTTTCAGATTGTATGGAATGTGAACGTTTCTACAACGATAGGACCTCACACAAGTGTTGTTGTGAGGCATACCCCGATGGCATTCCTCGAAAATGGTTTCTTGAAGGAAGACCAAAGAAAGTAAAAGAATGTAATAATGGAATCGGTTTTAAACCGGAGTCTAATACAGAAGTACAGAAGAATAGCAGATAAAATACACAAAATCTCGACTGAGCTTGTGTATTTTTTTATTTTAGTTTGAAAGGGAGTAGGCATAGTGAATATACCAAAGAAAATTAAAGCTTTACACCTTGAGTATGAGGTTGTAGAAGACAGAAATATACATGAAGGCAGCACTGAATTGCTTGGACAAGTACAGTACATCCAGCAAAGGATATTACTAAACGAGGGAGCAAGCTACCCACGAAAGTGTGAAACACTAATACATGAGGTAATCCACGCACTTGACGATGTTTACAACATTGGTCTTGAAGAGAAACAAGTTGAGCAGTTAGGGGTTGCGTTATATAACTTCCTAGAAGATAACAAGGGGTGTTTATTTGATAACAATTTACAACATTAACGACAGAATATCTGTTGAGGGTCACGCAGACTACGGACCATACGGACAAGATATCGTTTGCAGTGCTATATCGACACTCTTACAGACCTATATTGAGTCGGTGGTGAATCTGTCAAGCGATGAAATAATATACAGTATAGGCGAAGGGAGAGCCTTCGTAGAGCATAAGGCTTTATCAGAACAAGGGAAAGTTCTGAGAGAGTCTTTTTTTATAGGCATAAACGGAGTGGCATCAGCCTACTCCGATAATGTACAAATAATCAATTCTATAACAGCGGATGACATGGGGGAATCTTATTCCAATGTGTTGGACGAAAGGGGAAAAGAACATGGAAGTTATTAAAAAGTGGAAACTACAGTTGTTTGCAGATGGCGACGATGCTGGGACCGAGGGTAATGGCACAGAGCCAGCAGAACCAAACAAGGAGGGAAATAACGGAGGAGAGCAGAGCAACGGCTTTGACGACTTCCTAAAGGACCCTAAGAATCAAGCAGAGTTTGACCGCAGAATCGAGAAAGCAATCAAGACAAGAGAGTCCAAGCTAGAGGACAAGTACAAAGAGGACTTGAAGAAGGCTCAGACCGAGGCGGAAAAGCTAGCTAAGATGAACGCAGAGCAGAAAAAGGACTACGAGCTAGAGCAGATGCGTGAGGAAAACGCAAGGCTAAAAGCACAGTCGGAGATGATGGAACTCAGAAATACAGCGTCAACTCTACTATCCGAGGCTGGCATTGAGGCAAATAAGGATATGCTAGATCTAGTAGTCAATGGAGATGCAGAAAAGACAAAGGGCAACATTGAGAAACTTGTTAGCATTGTTGAAAAGGAACTCAAGGCTGCAGAGGTAAAGCGAGCAACTGGCAGAACACCTAACAACTTTAATAACAATAACGGCAATCTCAGCCCACTTGAGCAGAAGATTGCCAAGTATAAGAAATCATAAACGAAAGTAAGAAAGGAATTAAAAATGGATAAGAGAAAATTCAACCTACAGCTATTTGCCCAGGGCGAGAATAACGGAAGTGGAATCACAATGTATGGCAAAGAGTTCAAGGAGCTCCTTGCTGGAGTATTCGGCACAGAGGCATACTTTGCGGACTTCTTTGTGGGTGACACAATCGAGGCACTAGATGGAGTGGCAAATAACAAGACAGCATTTTCAATCAAGACCTCAGACATTCCAGTAGTAGTCGGTACATACAGCAAGGACCCAGCTACAGGCTTTGGTGCTGGCACAGGAAAGACATCAAGATTCGGTGAGCGAAAAGAAGTAATCTACTCAGATAAGGATGTGGACTACACATGGACATGGGCAATCCACGAAGGACTTGACAGAGCTACAGTAAACGCAGACCTTGAGACAGCAGTAGCAGACAGACTAGAGCTACAGGCTCAGGCTAAGGTAGGACAGTTCAATATTCACCACGGAAAGTTCATCTCTGACAGTGCTGGCAAGACAATTGCTGGCGGTGTATCAGTAACAAAGGACAATGTTGCTGAAATCTTCTCACAGCTATCAGCTCACTTTACAAATGTAAAGGTTCGCAACGGACTAGTAAAGGTGGCAAAGGTAAGACCTGATGTGTACAACGCAATCGTAGACAGCGGACTTGCTACAAGTTCAAAGGGTTCATCTGTGAACGTAGACGACAATATGATACTCAAATTCAAGGGCTTTGAGATTGAGGAAGTACCAGCTGACCTATTCCAGACAAAGGAAGTGGTATACGCATACGTAAAGAATTGCGGTAAGGCATTCACTGGAATCAATGTCGTAAGAACAATCGAGTCAGAGGACTTCAACGGACTAGCTCTACAGGGTGCTGGAAGTGCTGGCGAATATGTTCCAGCTGACACAAAGAAGGCAATTGCAAAGGTGACTGTAACTGGAGCATAAGCCTTTAGAGAGTAGGCAACAGACAGAGCCTAAAAGGGGGAAATAAAGGGAAGGACAAAAGCAAGTCCTTCTCTTTTGTTTTATGTAACAAGGAGGAAAATCAATATGTATAGAGTTTTAGAGCAGTTTCATGACCTAGAGGACTTTACAACGGATAAAAAGGGCGATAAGACCTATTTTGAGTACAACGAGGGCGATATATACCCTAGAGAGGGATACGAGCCAGCAGAGTGGAGAATCAACGACCTAATGGGTGGAGATAATCCACTAAAAACACCACTAATCAAGGAAGTGTACGAAGTCGCAGATGTAACTGAGGCACCTGATGGAGCAGATGTAACTGAGGAAGGCGAGGAGTAATGTATTTAGATAGTATCAAGGCACTGCTAGGACCACTAGGCTATAAGCACGAGGAATTAATCCATCGAATAGCCTACATGACCGAGCAAAGGCTAAAAGTCCTTATATCGAGCGAAGAAGTGCCATATGAACTATCATATATTGTCGTTGAGGTATCCGTCGCAAGGTTTAATCGTATCGGCTCAGAGGGATTGTCTTCTCACAATGTTGAAGGCGAACAAATGACATGGAGCAATGATGATTTTAAGCCTTACACAAAGGATATTGAGACCTATCTGAAGAACAAGGCAAACAGCACTCAAGGAAGGGTGAGGTTTATATGAGATACGACAAAGTAATCACCCCATGTGAAGAGAATAGAGGCCTTTACGACGAAAATACGGGCGACTATGACACTAACGGTGATACATACAATGAGCCTATCATTGCATCGGTTTGTGACGCATCAGATGAGGTCGTAAAGCTAGTGTATGGCGAAATAAGAGAGGGCGTGCTGATGATACATGTACCAACCAATGATGTCGGTATCAAAACGGACTATATCGAGTACAAAGGCAAGAAGTATCGCATAGATAAGAGACGAAATTTAAGGTTCAAGACGACTTTTATCGTCTCAGAGGTGCATTGATATGTCAATCAAGATAAGCGGAGCAGACAAGCTGTCTGATGCGTTAAAGCACGCTCAGAAGATGGTTGATGTTAAGGCTTGCATTAGCAAGCATGGTGCAGACCTTAACAAGGTCATGGTCGAAAAAGCACCCGTCAAGACTGGCTTTTTGCGAAGGAGCATCAAGCTCAGTAAGGGCGACGATGGTATGAGTGTGACAGTTGAGCCAACGGCAGAGTACGCACCATACCTAGAGTACGGTACAAGGTTCATGAAAGAGCATCCGTTCGTTAAGCCAGCTCTTGAAAAGGTTAAACCAAAGTTTATAAGGGATGTAAAGAAAATCATGAAAGGTTAGGTGGAAATGAGAAGAGACCCACAGCAAGAAATATTTGCTAAAGTCCGCAAAGATCTAGAAAAACGCTTTGGAATACTAGTATTTGATACAGTCATTCCATCTAAAGAGGTTGAGTATCCATTCATCGTGATGGCTGGGACCACGCAGACGGACACGCAGAACAAAACTGCACTATTCGGCACGGTGGCACTGACTATTCACGTATGGCACAACAACATGCTTAAGAGAGGTACATTCTCTACGATGCTACTTGATGTCAAGGACATCGTAAGAGGAATAGAGACGACAGAGAATCGCTCATGGAATCTAGTAGAAACCAATCAAACAATCATGGAGGACGATACGACCGCTCATGCATTGTTGCACGGAATACTAGAGTTTACGTGGACATTTAGCTGAAGAGCACAAATAAGAAAGTAATTAACACAAAAATTAGTTAGGAGGAATAGATATGGCACAGTCAACTATGACAGCTGTAGCTGGAAAAAAGATAGTATACCTTTACAGACTTTTGTCAAAGGCAGCGACAGAAAAGGGTGCAGCGATTGCGTTTGTAACAGAGAATGGACGTTCGAAGTCAAAGGATGCTGACTCAACAGCAACAAAGGACGGAAAGATTAGAACACCAGGAGTCGCTGAGACAGAAATCACTTGTACATCAATCCTTTCAAAGGGTGACAAGCTACTCAAATCACTTGAGGACGCACTAGACAACGACGAAATCGTTGAGATTTGGGAGGCTAACCTTGAAGAGGCTGGCACTGGTGCGAACAAGTATGCGGGCAGATATTTTCAGGGATATCTCACAAACTTCGAGATCAAGTCAGGAGCTGAGGATATGGTCGAAGTATCACTCACATTCGGAATCAATGGCTCAGGAGTTAGAGGCGATGTAACAGTGACAAATGAACAGCAGGCCGTTGCGTCTTATGTCTTTAAGGACACAACAGCTGGAGCGTAGAGGAAGAGTAAGGGCGGTTTGAATACCGCCTTTTTTTGTACAAATAATCATATCTATTGATTGAGAGAGGAAAAGAAAATGAACACAATGGAGCTTGAAATCAACGGAAAAACCTATTCTTTTAAGTTTGGAATGGGTTTTTTGCTTGAAATAAATAAAACCTATGAGGTCGAATCAGTCGGAACTAAGAATAAGGAAAAGGCTGGCCTTGCGTTTAATGTCAGCGGAATACTTGACAAGAACCCAGAGGCATTGCTCACGATCCTGGAGATTGCAAACAAGACTGAAACCCCTAGAATCAGCAAGAACGAAATCATGGCATATATAGAGAGCGAAGATACAGACATCGACGGACTATTTGCAGAGGTGCTTGATTTTTTATCGAAAGCCAACTGTACCAAGAGTATGACTCTGAAGATACAGAAGGCAGCGAAAGAGGCAGAGGAAGAAGAGAAGGCACTGAAGAAAAGACAGAAGGAACTCATGGGAATGCTCAGTCAATAGAGGAAATCTACGAGGCGATTGCGATAGACTGCTTTAGGTTTTTTGGTTTTAAACGAATCGAGGAAGTGAATACTCTTACATTTCCCGAGTATCAGCTACTAGTAAAAGCTCACAATCTCAAGCAAATAGACGAGCAGTACAGACTACACTGGCAAGCTTATTTGAACTTTGCTGCATCAGCGAAAAAGAAAGCTGGTAAAGACAGAATCAAGCCTGTATTTGCACGATTTGACGCGTTCTTTGACTACGAGGCAGAGCTAGACAAAGCAAGAGGAATCAAGAGAGATAACGACAGACTGATTGCGATTGGAAAAATAATGAAACAAGGAAAGGGGGAGACACATGGCTGATTATTCAGTGAAAGCGATACTATCGGCAGTTGATAAAAACTTTACTAGCACATTCGCAAAGGCAGACAGAAGTGTTGTGGGCTTGCAGTCGAGACTATCAAGAGGTTTTGGCTTTGGACTATTCGCTGGTGCTGGTCAAGCTGCATTCAACAAAGTCACTGGTGCTATCGGTGGAATGAAGAATGAGCTCATAGAATCATCAAGGGCATGGCAGAACTTTGAATCTAACATGGCGATGAACGGGCACACAAAGAAAGAGATTGCAGAGACACGAAAAGAGCTACAGAAGTATGCAGAGCAGACCATATACAGCTCATCCGACATGGCGAGCACGTTCGCTCAGTTTGATGCAGTAGGCGTCAAAGGGTCAAAGGACCTTGTAAAAGCCTTCGGTGGAATCGCAGCTGCGTCGGAAAACCCACGACAAGCTATGAAAACGCTATCCGTTCAAGGCGTACAGATGGCAGCTAAGCCTTATGTATCATGGATGGACTTCAAACTCATGCTAGAGCAGACACCAGCTGGAATATCTAAAGTCGCTAAGACGATGGGTATGACCACATCGGAGCTCATAGCGAATGTACAAGCTGGCAAGGTTAAGACTGAGGACTTCTTCGAGGCCATCAAAAAGACTGCTGGAGCTGGTAGCGATCTACAGAAGATGGCGACACAGTACAAGGACATCGGTCAAGCACTTGACGGACTAAAGGAGACAATATCAAACAAGCTACAGCCAGCATTCATGGCCTTTAATGCTAAGGGAATTAAGGTCGTAACAACGGCTACAAACGAGTTATCGGACGCAATCGACAGATTGACCGAGGCGTTTGAGAAAAACGGCCTAAGCGGAGTTTTGGAAGAACTAGCATCATCCGCTGGCAAACTACCAGCTCCACTAAAGGAGATTGCCTCAGTAGGCGGAGCGATGGCTGGTATCTTTGTAGGTCGTAAGATATTTAATCCAAAGACATTCGAAATGGTAGGCGATGGCATAGGGCTTGTGAATCGTGGTATCAAATCTATACCAGCTGGACTAGATAAGGCAACAGAGGGCCTATTCAAACTGCAGACCATCACAGGTCGCTTTGACATTGGGTCACGAGGCAACAGGATATGGAAGAGCATATACTCACCATTCGAAAAGGCCTCAGCGATGTCAACTAGAGTGCTAGATGGTATGATGGGTGCAATTCCAAATAGAATCACCGTGCTAGGCGGTCGTTTGGGCGGTGCATTTGGAGCAGTAGGCGGTAAAGTAACTAGTGGACTTACTAAGATGATGGGCTTAGGCTTAAGGCTCATACTTCCAGCCGCCTTAATTGCGACAGCAATCGCTGGACTAGGTGTGCTAGCTAATGCTTATGGAGACAAAATCAACGATATGATCAAGATAGCCGTTGAGAAAGGTCCTGAAGTAATAGCAAATTTCACAAAGAGTGTTACCAGCAAACTACCCGATTTAATCAATAGTGGTTCACAATTACTGATTAACTTTTTGAATGGAATAGGACAGTTACTCCCAAATGTGCTAGAAAGTGCTTTTACAATCATCGAGACACTTGTCAATGGATTATCGGCAAACGCACCAAGCATAATCACAAGTGCGGTTGATGTACTATCGAAGTTTGTTATGGGTATCGCTGAGCACTTGCCTGATCTAATCGTTACTGGAATGAATTTGCTTGCCTCACTTGCGAAAGGCATTGCTCAGAACTTCCCACAGATAGCAGAGACCGCATTTAATGCACTCATGAAGTTTGTTGATGGCATGATTAACAATCTACCACAAATACTACAAGCGGCAGCACAGATTATTCTGTCGCTGGTCAGTGGATTTGTCGCTGCGTTCCCTACAATCGTTCAAAAGGGTGTCGAGCTCATCGGCAAGCTAGTTAGCGGAATTGTACAAGCTATACCGCAAGTATTTACTGCGATTCTAGGATTAGGCAAGGGAATTGTTGACAGAGTCTCTAAGATTGACCTAAAGAGCATAGGAAAGGCTATCATCCACGGATTTTTGGGAGGACTCACAGCTGGTTTTGAAAAGGTGAAGAACTTTGTCGGAGGAATTGCTGGGTGGATTAAGAAACATAAAGGTCCTATCGAATACGATAAGAGACTTCTCATTCCAGCTGGTAACGCAATCATGAGCGGACTTGATAAGGGATTGACTTCTTCGTTCTCAAAGGTCAAGAGGACAGTTGACGGAATGGGTTCAAGTATTGCTGATAGCTTTGGAATCGGTAGGCAGATGAGCTTTGCTGGTATACCTACAGCCAGTCTATCAAGCGAGTACGACTATGACGCAGTAGCAAGGTACACCGTTGTCGTTCCTGTAGAGCTAGACGGTAAAGAGATTGCAAAGGCAACCGCAGACCCTATGCGTGAGGAATTAAACAAGCGAGAGAAGAGGGAAGGAAGGAGACACGGACGTGTATAGATTTACTGACGTGACCGAAAAGGGTAGCACAATGCTACCCTCTGAGGCCTTACGAATAAATGGCAAATACATCGAAGAGCTTGTCAAAGGCTATAAGACGCTCAATGTAAAGGGCAGAGAGTTATTGCTATCAGACATAGACGAATACTCTACAGGTGGAGCTGATGGCACTAGTATGCGAAGACGGAAGTATCCAGCTAGAGTCATTACAGTGACCTTCCAGCTCATCGCAGAAACCAACGAGGAATATCGCAGGGCTTTTGAGAAACTCAATGCAGTTTTAAATGTTGAAGATGCACAGCTTATTTTTGATGATGAAAGGGATAGGTACTACATCGGTACTCCATCAAGCTACGAAGATATAGAGCCTGGAAGAAATGCAGTCGTAGGAAAATTCTCCATAAAGTGCTTTGATCCATTCAAGTATTCACTCACGGAGAAAGTACTTACAGCAAATAAAGACAAGGTTTTTGAGTTTAACTACGATGGTACTTATCCAGCACATCCACATTTTGAGGTATCCTTACCAGAATCATCATGTGGATATATGGCATTTGTCAATCAAGACGGTAAGATTATTCAGCTGGGCAATCCGTCAGAGATTGACGGAATAGCATTACCACCATCTGAAAGACTAATCGACATATCAAGATATACCAATCCATTCAAGGCAAGTGAGTGGAAGATTAACGAGAAGAATCTGCCATCGCTACATGGAATGGTGGTAATTGATGGAGCATTAGACACAGTCGCAGATAAGGTGCAAGCAAAGACTTACGGAAATGGAACAAAATTCCACGGTCCTTCTATAACTAGAATGGTAAAGGCAGATAAGAGCGGACATGTTGGAGCTATGAATTTTAGATGCACATTCTCACACAAGTTCTGTTTGTCAAAGGACATCATTAATCAGCAAGGTGCTTTCAATGTGCTCTTTTGTCACAATACTGGCACAGAGCGACATCTTGTCACCGCCTTTTCGATAGAAACATACGAGGCTCCTAGAGTCGCACTGACAAGGATGTTCGAGGGAGACGTAGGTATCTCCACGTATGGTCCTGATGTTCCAATTGATTGGGATAACCTAAAGACTGGAGCCTCTGAGAACGCATCAAATACATGCACAGTAACCAAAGTGGGTGAAGTGGTGACCTTTAATATCTATGGGACAAAGAAATCAATAACCATAAGAGATCGAGACAACAGAGAAGTAAACGAAATTAGCATCGTTTTCGCTGCGTATGGTAATAAGCCGACTTTAGGACTTAATATGCTATATGATTTAACCTTTACTAAGGATCATACGACGACATTTATTGACATTCCAAACAAGTTTTCGCAAGGCGACAACATCAAAGTGAATGGAGACGAGGGTCGCATCATAGTCAACAATCTCGAAACACCTGAGTACGGAGCAATCGGCAATGACTGGGAAGGTTTTAAGCTAACGCAAGGAGCCAATCGCATCAATGTAGCCATGTCAGACTGGACAAAAAATGCACAGATAAAACTAAAGTACAGAGAGAGGTACATATAAATGATAATCTATTTTGCAGACAAAAAACTAAACATACTAGGTATGGCCTCCACCAAACTATCTAAAGGTTTTAAAATCACCGATGACAGCAAGGTTCAAGCAGTGGACACAGGTATTGCCACTCTAGGCTTTAAAATCGTTTATACAAGCGAAAATAAGGCTCTGCTAGAGCAAATGACAACGACTGGCAATCAGCTTTTATGCTCAAGGGATGGCAAAGATGAGGTATACACCATCATCGACACTGTGGAAGACTCCAAGAACCAGGATATCGAAGTGTATGCGGAAGATGCTGGACTTGACCTATTGAACGAGATTGCGGGTCCTTTTGAATCTGCAGAGGCAAAGCCTATCAGCTGGTACATCGAAAAGTGGACTAAAGATAGTGGCTTTGAGATAGGTATTAATGAAATCTCAGACCGCTCTAGGAAACTCAGCTGGGACGGAGAGGCGACTGTCACTGAAAGGCTTGCTAGTTTATCGAAACAATTTGACGCAGAGGTATCGTATAGCTTTGACATCAAAGGACTTACAGTGGCACACAAATACATCAATATTCACAAACGCAGAGGAAAGGATGTAAAAGAGGAGCTCAGACTGAATCGTGACATAGATCGTATCGTCGTGAAGAAATCTATATCTAATCTTGCAACAGCTCTAATCGTCAAAGGTGGAACTCCAGAAGGTCAGAACGAGCCTATCACTTTGAAAGGCTATGTATATGACGATGGCGACTTTTATATCGATGCAGACGGAAGGCTATGCTCAAGGACTGCACTTGCTAAGTGGGGAAGAATAAGCGAGATCACATCGGAAGACGGACTAAAGAAGACACAGACCTTCAAGCACATCACAAAGACATATAGCTATGACACAGTGGTACAGAAGACACTTTGTAACCACGCAATCGGCAAGCTAAAGAAGATTAGAGATATTGAGGAGAACTACGAGATTGACATCAATAAACTTCCTGAGAATATCTCAATCGGTGACAGAATCAACATCATTGACGAGGCTGGAAAGCTCTACCTATCGGCTAGACTGCTCAAACTTGAGGAATCTATCGATGACGGCATGCAAAAGGCCACTTTAGGCGAGTATCTCATCCAAGACAGTGGAATCTATCAGTCAATCGTTGACCTTGCGAACGAGCTCAAGGCTCTTCCACGACCTAAACCACTATATACATGGATTGCTTATGCGGATGATAATCACGGAAATGGAATATCATCCTCTGCAGATGGCAAAGCATATCTAGGTATAAGCAACGGACAAGCAAGCGAGACAGTAGACCTAAGCAAGCCTGAACTCTTTACATGGAGCAAAGTCAAGGGAGCGGACGGAAAGGATGGCAAGTCAGCCTATACATGGGTCGCATACGCAAGCGACGACAAGGGGACCGACTTCTCACACACTTATATAAGTGCTCATAAATGGATGGGAATCGCACTAGACAAGGATGTCGAGACACCTTCAAACGACTACACGGACTATAGCTGGCACCCAATTGTTGACGAGGCGATAAGAAACGATGTTGAGGCGTTCATGGGGATGGCTCAAGCATCCTTTGAAGAGGCACAGAAGACAGCTACGGACTATATAACATCATCACCTAAAGGCTTGATGGTGGCAGACCTTAAAGATGGACATCAAGAGCCAGAGACAGCGACAGGCTCAAATGTGCTTATCACAAATGAGGCTGTGAATATCAGAAATGGGCAGAGTGTGAATGCATCGTTTGGAAATGCGGTGGTAATCCGTAGCGAGGAATCGGAGCTCACACTTAATAAGTCGCTTGATATCGGATATATCAACACCTCTGCAGAGGGAACTATTAGAGCGAGTCTATCACCTAGAGGACTATCAATGACTAGCGGTGTGGCTACAATCAATCTAGGCCCATCGTTTGTGATAGGTCCTAAAGGTGGTGTCAATGCTGGAATGTATGATGGTAGCAAGTCGTTTGTATTTGACAGAGACGGACTAAGCTCATCGCATGTAATCTATGTACCTGAGCTCAAAATTAGCAATGTAAGCCTCAAGGCAAATGGAAATCAGCTATACACTGATGAACTCTTTAAGGCTAAGGGAATTGCTGGGTCGTTTATGCAAGCAAACTCAACGCAAAACATAATTCTCATGAAGAATGGTGTTATCACACCATTTCAGCTCAATAACGCACTGTTTTCAAGTGGCGATGTGTTTTCGCTCATCAATGGTGCAATCAAAGTCAGCGAGGGAGGACTGTATGAAATCAGCGCTGGTGTCTACTTTGATAACGATACTTCGGCATCTCCGTTTAATGGTATTTACGTCAAGTCAAATGGTAATGAAATTGCATCAACAGTTATCACAACAAGGGCTGGCGGAGGTATTGGACTTGCCTCGAAGGTGGTATCACTGACAGCTGGTGCAGAGGTGACTTTGAGTGCTAGACACATCGGAGGAGCTAATGTCACAGCAGAGGGAAATAATCCAGCTACTTACCTCTATATCAAATATCTATGCAGAGCAGAAGGGTAAAATAGGAGGGCGTATGGAACAGTTTACAAGCGAAGATTGTTATAGACGCAGAGAAAGCGACATAAAAAAACTAGAGGAGCATACTCACGGAATAATCTCACTTGAAAAGAGGATGGACTCACTTGAGAATATGACATCCGAACTTCAGAAGATGAATGTCAGCTTACAGTTAATGGTGCAAAAGATGGACGCACATCAAGAAGAACTCAACGAGCAAGGCGAACGAATCAATGCACTTGAGCAAGTACCTAAAATGCGATGGAACGCAGTTGTACAAGCGATTATATCCGTACTGATAGGCTCAGGAATGACGCTAGTTATTCAAAACATTTTAGTTAAGTAAAGGTGGAAATAACTCCACCTTTTTATTTTTTATTCAAGGAGGTATATCATGAATCTTGAATTTTTAACAAATCTTTACATTCCACTAGTTATCGCAGTTTGTTTAACTGTAGGCTATTTAATGAAAAAATTCCTACCAACGGATAACAAGTACATCCCACTCACAGTCACAGTGCTAGGAGCGATACTAGGTTGCATTGACGCTCACGCAGTCACACTAGTGGCTATTGCTAGTGGTATGATCAGTGGACTCGCAAGCACTGGATTGCATCAGATATTTAAGCAGATTTTAAAACTAGAAGACGATACAGAGAAGAAAGTCGAGGACTAG